TGGTCGTCAAAAGGGAGAAGATAGAGCGTACCCTGCTTGTAGACCTAGTAAACGTGTATCAAGTAAGACACCTAAGACAACCAAAGAGATGAGTTCTTCTGAAAAAGCTAGATTTAAACGTGAAAAAACAGGTAGCAAGAAGATAAGTTATCAACATAAACGTAAAACTTCTACTAAAAGCAAGAAAAAATGAAAAAAATCACTAAAAGGCAAGAGGAAGCATTAGCTAGGCATAAAAAAGAACATGGTCATACCAAAAAACACATAGATGAGATGAAAAAGTTAATGTTAAGGGGTAAAACTTTCACAGAAGCACATAAAATGACTATGAAAAAGGTAGGAAAGTAATGCCACGCAAAAAAGGAGTCAGTTTATCTGTAAAACGGGGTGAAAAATCTCGTAAGGGAGGTCTGACTGCTAAAGGCAGAGCAAGATATAACAGAGCAACAGGAAGTAATTTAAAAGCACCCGTTACTGAAAGTAATCCAACTGGCAAGAGAGCAGCGAGAAAAAGATCATTTTGTGCGAGAATGGCAGGAGTAAAAGGCCCAATGAAAGACTCAAAGGGTAGACCTACAAGAAAGGCACTAGCATTGAAAAGATGGAAGTGCTGATTTATGACTTACGCAATCCCAGGTCCAATAAGAACGAGTGTAACTAGCTCTACAAAAGCAGCAGGAATTGGTAGTCCTTTTGGTAGGACAAAAGCTGTTTTAGAAATGATGAAGGGGTGGGAAATAATGAAAGCAGTTACAGAAGGTACTGATTATTTAAGAGAAAATTCTGAAGCTTTCTTACCGTTAGAACCAAGAGAAGATTACACAGCTTATTTATCAAGAGTAAACCGAGCAGTATTTTCACCTTTTACGCAAAGGTTATTAAGAGCAGCAGCAGGTTTAATTCTTCGTAAACCTATTACTTTAATAGGAGATCCATATTGGACGGAGATGTTCAAGATGGATGTAGATGGATGTAAATCAGACTTAGATGAATATGCAAGAAGAGTATTAATGTGCTCGTTAACTTATGGCCAAAGTCATATTTTAGTTGATTATCCTGCTCCTTCTGGTGCGGTTAGTTTGGCAGAAGAAAGACAACAAAACCGTAGACCATATTGGATTGAAGTTGATCCTACAAATTTATATGGCTGGAGATTAGATAGAGAAGCTAACTATGGAAATTTAGTGCAAGTAAGGATAGGAGAGAGGGCTGTTTTACCTGATGGAGAGTTTGGAGAAAAAATTTATGAGCAGGTAAGAGTTATAGAACCTGGAAGATATCGGGTGTTTAGACAGAAGGAAGAAATGCAAGAACTTTATGATGTCGAAGATAGTACTTATGCAGGTAGTTTTAGTGCTCCTGAAAATGATGTTGATTATGGATTAGTTGAATCTGGTGATTTTTCTCTTGGTGAAATACCTTTAGTAACTATTTATTCAGGCAAAGTTGATAATTTAGTTAGCAAACCACCGTTATTAGATATTGCACATTTAAATCTTGCACATTTTCAACGTCAAGCTGATTTAATTCATAGTTTGCATGTTGCATCTCAACCAATGTTGGTATTAGAGGGATGGGATGATCAAACAAAAGATATGAGTATTAGTGTTAATTATGCGATGGCAACTCAGCCAGGAAATAAAGTTTATTATGTCGAACCAGCTAGTAGTGCATTTGAAGCACAATCAGCAGAGATAGATGAATTGCAAAGACAAATGGCAACTCTTGGTATTAGTACATTATCTCAACAAAAGTTTGTAGCAGAATCAGCAGATGCAAGAAGACTGGATCGTGTAGATACAAACTCTATGTTGTCTATGGTTTCAATGGAGTTGGAACAGAAGTTACAAAAAGCATTTAACTTATCGGCTGATTATGTAGGTATTGATCCACCAGAAGTTAAAATTAGTCGTGATTTTGATATTGAAAGGTTAATCGGACAAGATATAACAGCTTTAACTTCTTTATTTGATCAACAGGTTATAGATAAGGAAGAATTTAGAGATATTTTAGTTCAAGGTGAAGTATTACCTTCAGCAGGACAAGTTAAATCAGAATAATAAGCTAATATTATAAGGAACAGCTTTAAAGTTATGCCTGGATCTATTGATAGAGTTTTGCAATCTGACGGAAGTTACAAATGGGAAGTTGTTGACCATCCAAAAGAAGCTGACTCAGATCCAGTTGTAAAGACAACAACAAAGACAACTAAAGCTGCTACTCCTAAAACTACTGAAACAAAAGCCTAAGTATGATTGAAGAAAAAGTAATTCAGCCTGAGTCCGTGACTCCTGCTGAACAGCCTGTGGCTGAAACTCCTTCTCAACCTCAACAACCAAATCTCGACTCTGTAAAACAGCAGTACGAAGAGCAATTGTCATTGGCTCGTAAACAAGCCGAAGAATCAGAGGAAAGATTTCAAGGAATAAAAGTTAAATTAGATGAGGTTTATAAGCAAAAAGAGGATAAAAGAAAGCAAGAATTAGAAGATCAAGGACAATGGAAAACGTTGTGGGAAGAAGCGAATAAAACTGCTCAAGATAAAGAACAACAAATTAGTTCTTTAACTCAACAACTAGCAGATTTAAAATCTTCAAATGAAGTTGCTTCTACAAAACAAACAGCATTAGCAGCAATTAGTAATGCTGGTGCTATTAATGCGGAACAAACTTTATCTCTTTTACAAAGCAACCTAAAACGAAATAACGATGGCAAGGTTGTGATATTGAATGGTGGAGTAGAGGAAGATTTAACTGCTTATCTGACAAGTTTAAAAAACCCAGGATCAAACTGGGAACATCACTTTAAGCCAAGCAGTGCAGCAGGAATGGGTGCTAAACCAAGCCCAGTTGCTAATACTTCTGGCAATACTAATAATCCTTGGAAGAGTGGCAATTTGACCCAACAGCTTATAATGGAGAATGAAAACCCCGATCTTGCAGCAGTGCTGAAAAGAGAGGCTTCACAAAAATAGTTAGTCTCCGTGAGATTAACGCCCTTGTCCGTGACTAGGGTATCGCAAATCAATCACAATTTTTCTGATGGCTGCTCCGCTACAGAATTACTCTGGCGGTGTCCTATTAGCGGATATCGTAAAGAGAAATAATTTCAGTGCATACGTCTCTGAAGCAATTAAAGAACGCAGTGCCTTCATTAGAAGTGGTGCTGTAGTTCGTAACGCACTTCTTGATTCAAGAGAAGGCGGTACACGCATCCAAGTTCCTGAGTTCAACCCAATAGCCCCAACAGAAGAGATTCTTGATGGAACAGCTACATGGGGTACAGGTAATGGAGGATATTTAACTCCACAGAAGATTGGAACAGGAACTCAAGTTGCAACTATCTGTCACAGAGGTTTTGCCTATGCGGTAGATGACATTGCAGTATTGGCTGCTGGTGAAGATCCTATGGGTCACATCCGTAACCAACTTGCAGATGCAATCAACAAGTTAAATAGCACAAGACTATTTTTCCAACTTCACGGTTTATTTGGTTCTGCTCTTTCTGCTAACAAATTAGATTTAGCAAAAGCAGGAACAGGTGCAACGGAAGCAAACTTCCTTACTGCATCTGCTGTTGCAAAAGGCCGTAATCTTCTTGGTGAAAGAGGAGAAGAGTTAGATACTCTTGTTGTTCATCCAACTGTTGCTTACTACCTATATCAGGTAGGAATGTTAACTTTCTCTACTTCTGCACTTTCAACTGGAACAGGTATCCAGTGGGGTGGTGGTGGAGTTGGAATTGACTCAAAACAAGTAGGTCAATTCGCAGGAATGAACGTAGTTGTTGATTCTTCTGTTAACTCTGTTGTTCCTGGTTCTTCTGGTCATCAGAAAGAGTTCTATTGCTATCTAATTAAGTCTGGAACAATCCTTGAAGGTGTTCAGCAAGACTTGAATTTGGAAGCTGAAAGAAACATCTTATCGAAGCAGGATGTTATCTCAGTTGACTACCACAGTACTTATCACATTATGGGTACTAAGTGGAATGATGCTGCTGACAACCCTACTAACTCCAACCTTGGAGCTTCAGGTAAGTGGGCTGCTACATACGATGTAGACCTAGTTCCTGTTGTGCAGCTAACAGTTAACTCACCACTAGACACATCAACACTTTGATTTAGTCTTGTATTGGAAAGAAAGATCCCTCACCATTTATTTGGTGGGGGTTTTTTATGACGCTACAATAAAGACAATAATTATTTAATTTATTGTGGCAGCAACTATAAATGCCAATTTGTCAGGTACTTCTTCTAATAGTTATGTAACTTTGGCAGAAGCTAATTCTTACTTTGAGACAACACCTGAATCTTCTACATGGGACAACAAAACAGATGATCAAAAGAATAGATCTTTAATATCAGCAACAAGATGGATAGAAGGATTGAATTTCTTTGGTGAACGTTGTGATGATGGACAGGCATTGCAATGGCCTAGAAATAATTATTCAGTTGATAGTGTTGATTTTGCTTGTAGCGTAATTCCAGAAAAGATTAAACAAGCACAATATGAATTAGCAAGAGCGTTAGCAAACGATCCAGATGCAATTACAGGTAATAAAGGAACTGCTGGTGTTGCAAAGGAAGTTGAATTAGGAGAATTGAAGGTGAAATATAATGAGGCGAGTTTGGCAACGGGAACTGTGAACAATGTTTTTGACGTTTATCCTTGGCTTCAGTCCTATCTTGGTCCTTATTGCCTTGGTGGGTCTGGTAGCTATCAGGTAAGAGTTCTTAGAGGTTAATTATGTCTCTTATTGACGATACGTTTGCAGGTGTTCCAGCATCAGTTTTAAGTAATTGGGGAACAGATATAACGTATATAAAGACAACAACTCCTAGAACTTATAACCCAACTACGGGTGTCGTTACTGGAGCAGATACGAACGTAACGGTAAGGGGAGTAATAACACAATTGAGTTCTAATGAAGACGAAGGTTTATATCAAACAACAGATGTAAAGGTCTTAATAGGTGCAGATGAACTTGGTGATTATTATCCCACTGAGGCAGATCGTATTCAGTACGGACAGGCTGGATCAACAATCGAAGGTAAGATTATTGATATTCGTTCATTTAGAGGAGATAAACCAGTGTTTCATACATTGATTGTGAGGCCACAGTAATGGCAAGAAACGTAAAACTTTTAACAAATGATATAAAGCAAGCAGTTTCTTTAGGAGGACAAATTGCTTCTGTAAATATTATGAACTCCTTATCTAAGAAAGGACCATCATGGACAGGAAAATTTTCATCTTCTTGGTCTGCTGTTTCTGGTAGAAAGAAAACAGGTGAAAGAGCTAGAGGAGAAGGTAAACGCTTTGTTTATTCTATAGGAGATGTAAAAAGGGCTGTTATTCCTAAGAAGATAAAAGGAGGAGGTAATTATTCTGTTTACAGAATTTTAAATTCTAGTCCTTATGCAAAACAGGCATTAGATATTGATCCTTTTGTACCATCAGGACAAATACCACCAGAGCCTAGAGGAGTTAAAAGAGGAAAAAGAGGTAAATACAGGGGTCTAATTAGTGAAGGTGATGGTGGAAATAGAAGCACAGCACCTTTAGATTGGTATCCTAATTATCTTTCTTCTTCTAGGTACATAAATGATTTTAAATCTGGAATGAGAGAAGGTTTTAAAAAATCTAATACCAATCCAGGTACTTAAATGAACTATCAAAAAATTAGAGCAGCAGTAGAAAACCCCTTACTTACTGCTTTTGGAGCGTTGTCACCAGCAGTTCCAGTATTTTTTGACAATATTACGGCTGCTCCTACAGGTTCAAATACAGAATATGTTCGAGTAAATGTAACTTTTGGATCTACTAATGAGCCAACACTAAACTCCAGTGTAGATAATGCTCAAGGAGCAATAGTTATTAGAGTATTTACGGAAAAAGGAGAAGGACCAGCAAGAAATCAAACGTTAGTTACAAGTGCTGTAAACGTTTTAGAGACATTAAACAATACATCCAAAACAAATTCAGGAGTATTTTTTAGAGTA